ACGGTGCGCCGGTGCTTGTGGGCATACTCGGAGAGGGTGACCCATCCCTTGGGGGCCTTGAACTTCTCGAGGGCTTCAGCTGCGGCCTTGGCGGCGGGCCAAGACTTGAACCTGGGCGACAGGCGATAAATGAAACGGCCTCGGCGGATGGTCTTCTGTTCAGCGTAGCCTGCCTTGACGATGCGGGCGAGCGGCAGAGAGACACCGGCCCGGGTCGTATAGCCTAGGAGGCGGACGACCTCAGTCGTCTTGTGCCAGCCTTCGGGAGTGTCGTCGGCGTTGATCGCGGCGACGAGGGCGTGGGCGTCGAAGCGCTTCATAGCACAGCCCCCCACTGCTCTGCCATTGCTTCGGCAACACCTTCAAAGGTTTTGCTGCTCTGCTTGGCGTTTTTGCTTACTCCGATTGAGTAAGAATGCCCACGCTTCTTTCCTCCAGTGTTAGAGGGTAGGTATGGCTTGTGCTCTTTGACCATATTGGTGGGAACTAGCATTGGCAGATTTTTAAGCCACAAAAGCGTGCGCTTGCTGTATGCGTGACCAAACTGCCAAGGCTGTATTGCCTGGGTGTGTTCTGGCAGATCGTAAACCTTCATGGGCGTAGGGTTCTCAACGGCGATAAACTTTGCTTTAGCGTTCAGCATAGCATTGAAGAAATCCTTGGCAGCTAGTCCTAGTGAAAGCCTTTGTTGGTTTAACTCTCCGCCAGCATAAAGCCATCGAGCACCGGCCTTGCTAAGGTATGTGCATGGAGGGTGGGCGATTACCAAATCCCATCCTGCGTTGATGTGCTTAAGTACGTCGTCCTTGATATGCCATTCTGGATGGCCTCCAGAGCAGTCCTGCACGTCGCAACTGTAAGCTTCAAATCCTCTAGCCCTGAAAGCCTTGCATACCGTTTGGCTTTCTTCGCAAGCAATGAGTATGCGCTTCATCGGGCCTTCGGGGTGAAGACCTTGAGGTCAGTCGTCCAGACCCAGCGGGAGCCGACGCGGTGGACGAGCCAGACCTTCCAGTCCTTGCCGTCAACCCAGCCTGCGGCGAAGCCTGAGCCCCAGCGGGAGGTTGCGAGGCGGTGTGAAGCGTAGGCCATGGCGTCTTTCTGGCAGAGACAGCCGGCGGAGAAAGCGGCGCCGCCTTCGGCCTTGGTCAAGTTAACCTGGGCGAGCGTGTGGGTGTGGCCGTGGATCAGAGCGCCGCCGCGGTCGGCGTAGTGCTTGCCCTGCTCGGCGGTGGCGTTTAGGCCGTGAGCGTAGCCGTGGATAAAGGCGACCTGACCTAGTCGGTATACGCCCTTCTCGGCATGGTAAGGCAGGATGGTCTTGGCTCCGCAGCTCTTCGCGGTGGTCTTGATGCGGGCCTCGAGGTCGGCGCAGTAGTCACGCACCAGGGCGGAGCCGGAGGTATTCTGGAGGGCTTGGGCGCGGTGCTCGTGATTGCCCATCAAGTAGACGGTGGGCTTCGTGCGCTCAAGGAAGGCTTCGCCGGCCTCGATGTCGGAGATGAGGGACTCGGCGCCTTCGGCATCCTGTCCGGCCCCACGGCGGAGAGATCGGAAGTCAAAGCAGTCGCCGAGGTGGACGCGGACGGTCGGCTTGTAGTCCTTGATGAACTCGACCAGGGCTTCGACGGCGTTCTCGTCGGCCATGTCGCCGTGGTTGTCACCGAAGGCGACGAAGCGGGTAGGGGTGCTCATTTGGAAAGTCCGAGCTTCTGCTCGAGTTTGTCGCGCTTTATCCGGGCGACGTTTAGATCCTTTGATAAGAACTTAAGGACATTTTTACCCTTCGTCCTAAGTCGGAAGTAATAGTGCGTCCCATGGTTAAAATAAAGACGCCTGTTTTCTCTCACTGACATCATGCTTCCACCAAGCCTGTTTACCGCGCTAACGAGAGACTGTCTTTTAACACCCAATGTCTCAGTTGCAGTATCAAGGTTAATTTCTCCGCAGATGAGAAGCTTGGCGGCCTTTACGCAGTGACTTTTTTTAGGGAAAGGGTGCGCTATGTTTTTTCTTATCCTGGCATGCCTGATGCTTACAGGCTTAACCCTAAAAAGTTTTGCCGCTTCGCTAGTGGTTGTCTTGTGATCGAGTTGATAAATGGCCGCTTTAATTGCCTGCCCATAATCTGCTTTAACGCTCATCGGATGTTAATGTAAGGGATGGGCTTGCCGGCGTCGAAGGCCGCGAGCATCTCGTCACGGCGCTTGCGGGCGGTCTCGAGGTCGCTGGCGATGTTCTCGACGATGTCCTTGCCGCGACGACGCAGGCGGAACCAGTAGCAGTCGCCGAGTTTCTGGAGGTGGTGGTTGGGGTTCTCGGCCTTGATGTAGGCGGGCTTGTCGTTTCGCCCGGTGCGGGTATACTTCGGGCAAGCCAGCAGGAAAGCCACTCGGTCGGGGGACAGGCCGACCTTGTTCGCCCAGCGCAGCGTGTCGGTGTTCAGAGTTTCCATGAGCGGGCGAGGTTGCGGCCTTCGGTCATAATCGCGTTACGCGAGGACGGCCTGAAGATATACTCCTGGTCGAAGAGGTGGGACGCACGTATCTCGGCGATGCTGTCGAGCTCTTCGTCGTTAGCCGGTCCGACCCCAGCGGTGGCGACGTAGATGGTGCGGACCTTCCAGCCCTTTTCCCAGAGGATGTCCTGGCACACCCTGAGCTCGTTCACATACCTCCAGTCGGAGCAGACGACCGTCTCGGGGGAGGGTTGGTCGTGGTGCTTCATGACCGGGCACCAGTTGGCGAAGTGGCGGGCGAAGACGTCTCGATCCATGCGCCGTGCGAACTTGCCCGCGTGGACGAGGAAGTCGCGGTTATCCACCTTGAAGTCCTCCTTGAAGAAGTCCCCATCAAGGCCGAGGTAATCCATGTAGTGGTTCGCGGCCTCCTTGAGGGCGTCGGCGAAGTTGATGTGCTCGGCGGGCCGCTGAGACCACTCAAGGATGCCGGAGGCGAGCGTGTCCTTGCCTTCGGGGGGCAGCGGCTCTTCGGGAGCGGTCGGCTTCTGGGAGCCGCGCGGGTAGGTCATCTTGTACTTGTACTGAGGCTTACCCTGCCACTCGCCGTTGGCCTCGACCTCCACGCCGACGAGGATGGTCTGGCCGCAGGCGGGCTCGAGATACTGCATATATTCGGCAGGGGTCGCGTCCAAGCGGATCTCGTTGGTATACTTGCCGGAGAACTTGCCGACGAGCATGGCGAGGGCCTTGCCGTATTTGCTGGAGAAGTTCTTCGACAGGCAGAAGCCCTTGTCGTCGACGAAGAACAGGCGGCAGGACGTGGTGCCGTCCTCCCACTGTTTGACCTTCTCGAACTTGGGCTTGATGAGTTTCAGCTTGTAGGTGCCGTTCGTGCTGATGGAGGTGAGCGGGACGCGGTTGTTATCGGTGGTCATGGTATTAGGCGAAATTGATGTTGGTCGCGGCGCTGGGCTTGGCGGCGATGTCGATGGTGGTGATCTCGGTCTGGTAGCCGGGCCAGTTGCCCGAGGCGGTGCATTCCTTATACAGGGTCAGCGCGCGCTCGAAGTCGAAGGCGGCGTTGGTCATCAGTTCCGGCCCCAGCTCGTAGACCGCGTGGGCGTAGGGCGGCTCCTTCTCGACGGCGATGAAGCGGAAGCCAAGGACGCGGCACTTGTAGGCGGACTCGACGGCGTGCCGGTAGAAGTAAGCCTGGAGGGCATACTTGTATTTGCGGACGGACTGGAGGAAGCCGTGCGGGCTGGCGTCCTCGCAAGTCTTCAGATCGTAAATGTAGCCGTCGTCGGAGATGCCGTCGATGGCGCACTTGACCAGGGTATCCCCGAGGAAGGCGGTGAACATGACCTCGGTCTTCGAGAGGACGATGCCGTTGGCCTTCATGCAGGCCGCAGCGGAGTTGGCCACGGCGTCGACGAGGGCACCTTCCTCGGCGGTGAGGATGGCCTTGCCTTCGTTAGCGGTGACGAACTCGGCCCACTCGGCCTTGCCTTCCTTCGTGCGCTTGTCCACGTCCGGGGCGATGGCGTGCGTGGCGTTGTAGGCGTCCAGCCCTTCGAGGGCCAGCTTGTGGACGGCGGTGCCTACGCGGAGGGCCTTGGAGTCCTCGCGGGTGCGGGCGAGGTAAGCCTGGTAGTGAGCCGGGGACTTGAGCAGTTCCTTCGCGCCGGATTGGTTGAGCGCTTCGATGCCGTCATAGATGACGCGTTCGGTGATGAGGTCGGGCATGGGTGTGTTATTGGGTGTTGGTGGGAAAGGTCAAAGGAGGGCCATGATGGCGTCGGCCTGATCGGGGCGACGGCGCTGGATGGCGGTCACGCACATGGTCGATCCCACGGCGAAGCGGGAGCAGGCGACCGGGCGGTTGGCGTAGGTCTTGCACTTGCCGGCGCCGGAGAGGTGCGGGCAGCGGGAAGGCAGTTCGGCGAAGGTGCGTCCGACGATCATAAAGACCTCACCGCGAGCGGCGTAGAACTCAGTCGTGGTCGGGGACGCGTCGATGGGCAGGAGGATGCTCTCACAGCACGCACCCTTGCAGAGTTCACAGGCTTTGCTCACAGGCTGTCGTCTTCGGGGTTCACTTCCTCGACGCTGGCCGAGATGCGGCGCACGTCTTCAAGGGCGGACTCGGCGGCGTTCTCCATGGCCTCGAGCGTATTCCGCAGGACGCGCAGCTGAACGACGAGGACGTGGACGCGGTCATGGAGCGGCTTAACCTGGGCGGCTTCATCGG